AGGAAGGTCAATGAGTTCTCTTTGCCCGTCTGGGATACTGAAGCGAATGGCTGGAGATCCTTTAGATGGGACAGTCTACGTGATGTAGCAGGGACGATGTTGCCTAATGGCGTTAGCTAACTGCGTAGTATCGATACTCGACCTCATTAAGAGGGATGTGGATCCGAAGCTTCTCGCTCAAGTAGACTTCATCACAAGTGAAGATCAAAAGAGTGAGAAGCAGGTTTCCTTATACATGCCTTCTGAGTCTGCTGATGATCCAGCTGTCGAGCATTTAGCTGACGGTGGCTGGCAAAAGTACGACTCGCTAGTGTTCATGACTAATTGGCAACAGAGTATGTATAACCTATTTCTAGGTATTCCTTACTCTGCTGGTATTGTTATGCCCAATGCTATTGAGACTTTCGTAACAACTAAGAAGAATGAAGATGACATAAATCTGCTGTTCGTGGGTGATCCACGTAACGGATTAGATGTGGCGTTTAACGCATTCCAGAAAATATCACCCAGAAATCCAAACGTAAAGCTGTATGTCTATAGTGACTTCAGTGTGTTTGGCAATCTTAAAACAAAAGCAAACAAGTCGAATCTAAAGTTCTGTGATTCTGTTCGTGGTCATCCTATGGTAATGTTTACTACTATAGATAAAAATGCCATAGGCATGCAAGGTAAGATACCTGTTCTTGATAAGTGTCACATACTACTCTTGCCTAATCACTTTCCAGAGACCTCATATACGACCTTGATCGAGTGTATGTCTGCTGAGATGATGTGTATCCATACGTCATATAGCTCTTTACCAGAGACTTCTCTAGGTATGACTGCTATGTATGGTCACACAGAGGACTTAGAAGCCCATGTTAATAAGTTCTACCAAGAACTTGAGAACGCAATTAATCTATATAATAGGACTAGTGTCCGAAGAAAGTACATGACTGATCTGGCACAGAACAAGATTGTAGTAGATAATGTGTACTCATGGGAAAAAAGATGCAGACAATGGAACGATTTGTTAAAAAACCTCTTGACAACCAAATGATCATAGTGTATACTACTCGTATAAATTGAAGTAAGGAGTCAAGCATGGCTAAATTAGCAAAGAAGACAGTCAGATTAGCACCTCGTAGGTCTAACGCTGTTCGTCTGCAAGAAGAGAAGCACATCGGTAGAGAGACTACTGATTGGGCTGATGTGACCGAAGATAAGATGCCACGTCAAATATTAGATACGTTACGGCATTACGGCTACTTCTATGACAAGAAGCATTATGTCGAATGGACAACAGATTGGATGAAAACCAATCGTCCTGAAGACTTGAAGGACTACAAAGCCGCAGAAGACTGGCGCACTAGTTCAACAGTTGCCGCTCTATGTAAGATGGAGTTAAATGGCTGTGAGTTGCCTGAACAGAATAAAACGTTTCAGACTACTGCACTCAATGAGATAATAGAATACGGTAAGACTGTTAAAGTCGAGATCGATCCAAATGCTCCTGAGCCAGTGAAGCGTAAGAGTCCTTCCGAACTACTTGGTGAAAAGACCGATGAGTTTATTGGAGAAATCGAAGGGTGTATTGATGATTACGGTTTGGGTATGTTAGCCAAAGATTGGTCTATATACGACATCATGATCAAAGAGGGTTCTGCGGCACAGACTGCACATGATACTATCAGACACTACAAATCGGTTCAGGAAGAACTACGTGAACTAGTCGAAGATAAGACTGAGGATCTAGTTGAGGGTTACAGTCACCTGACACCTAGAAAGCAAAAGGCATTCTATAAGTTCATATGTGATCTGATTTCTGATACGGAAAAGTTTCTTTTGAGTAAGAAAGCGACACGTAAGACTCGTGTGAAGAAGCCTACTCCCGCTCTTAAACAAGTATCTAAGGTACTATACTTGCCATCTTCGTCTGAGTACAAGATAGCTAGTGTGAGTCCCGAGAAGATGGTTGGTGCTGATCAATTGTACCTATTCAATACTAAGACTAGACAGATGAAGTATCTGGTCTCTGATCGAAGGAATGGGTTCGAGGTTAAGGGCAGTACGATTATCGGGTTTGATGTTAAGAACTCGTTTAAGAAGATGCTGAGAAAGCCCGAGGATTACATTGCGACACTCGCTAAAGCTACCAAATCTAAGGCACTTAAGGAACTCAGAAGTCTGAAGACCAAAGAGAGCGAAACTGATGGTAGAATCAATCGAGATACTATTATCTTGAAGGTGTTGTAATGGCAAATGTCATAGACTTTGCGGCGGCCCGTAAAAAGTTCGAAGAGCGGAACGAGGAACTCGTAGAGTTGATTCAAGAAAGCGATAAGGAAATCGCAAAGCACTTCGCATTGAACGCCGTAAGGGATATAGTCACAGCACTGCACGATATGGGTATCGATGTTGCCAATGATCCTAAAACCATACTAGAAATTATGTCTACTATGGAGATCATCAAAGCGATGATATACAGAGCAATAGGAGAAGATCATCCTTTTCAAACTGTATCAGAGAGAATGTGGGAAGACCTGGATATAGATCACGAAGACCTTCTGGGACAATTCCTAGAGGACATGTATGCTGATGACGAAGACGACCACGAATAGTACTTGACAACCCCTAAGATTTATGTTATGATATGTATTCATATTAAATAAATCAGGAGATTAAATTATGATATTGGTAGATTTGAACCAAGTTATGATTTCAAACATGATGATGCAGATTGGTAATCACCAAAACGCTCAAGTGGATGAAAACATGCTAAGACACATGATCTTAAATACGTTAAGATTCAACCGACAGAAGTTTCACCGTGAGTTTGGTGAGCTATTGATTACTTGTGACGATAAGAACTATTGGCGCAGACAGTCATTCCCCTACTACAAAGCTAATCGCCGTAAGGCACGTGATAGTTCTGAGTTAGATTGGAGTGCTATCTTCAATGCTCTTAACAACATTCGTGATGAACTCAAAGAGTACTTCCCATACAGAGTTATGCAGATTGATACGTGTGAAGCTGATGATATCATCGGCACTATAGTTCACAAAGAGGGTAAAGAGTTAAACGTAGGTGAGCCTATTCTGATTCTCTCGGGTGATCACGATTTCAAGCAACTGCATAAGTATGCTAATGTCAAGCAGTATGATCCTACTCGTAAGAGATGGATTTCACACTCAGACCCAGATCAGTATCTAGCTGAACACATCCTTAAGGGTGATGCTGGTGACGGTGTACCCAATGTGCTGTCAGCAGATAATACATTCGTAATGGGTATCCGTCAGCGACCAGTGACTAAGAAGCGTATGCTGGATTGGCAAGATATAAATAAAATGGATGATGAAGTAAAACGTAACTATTTCCGCAATAAGTCGATGATCGATTTAACGCAGGTACCTGCTGTTATTAAAGAAGAGATACTTGAGAAGTATGAAGCAGAGAATACCAAAGATAGGAGCCAGTTACTTAACTACTTTATCAAGAACAAGTTACGCAATTTAATGGAAAGTATATCGGAGTTTTAATATGTCTATGAAAAGTTTAAATGAAATAATTACGGAAGCGTGTGAGTTGAGTACGAATGAGGAGAAAGTTGAGTTCTTGAAGAAGAACAACTCGAAAGAGTTACGAAACATTCTTATTCTCATGTACGATAAGAAGTGGTCATTCTGTGTCCCTTCTACAGCTCCGCCTTACAACGCAAGTATTATGGTAGATACGCATGGTGCGCTCTATCGAGAGGCTAGGAAGTTAGCTTATCTTGTTAACGAAATGTCTGAGGGTGAGAACCTCACGCAGATCAAAAAAGAATCGATCTTTATCCAGATGCTGGAAAACGTTGATGAAGGAGACGCTAAACTATTGCTACAGATGGTAGCAAAGCAAGCATTTCCCGATCTTCCAGTTGAAGTAATTATAGAAGCGTTCGGGCCGATCATCACTGATCCTGTCCCCGCTATTCCTGTAAAACGTGGTCGAGGTCGACCTAAAAAAGTAGCGTAGCTACCACAACAAGAAGAGTGTACTATCAATGGCTAAAGGTAAGAAGTTTCGTGAATGGATCGAAGAGGACTATTCCCACGAGAAAATAGGTAGGAAGAAGGACTCTAAGCGATATGATAAACGTAAAGCTGAGATTCAGAAAGCCAGAAGGCAGAAGAGGTCCCACAAGGATTCTTTGTTTGATTAGATAAAGAAAGGGGTTGACAAGCCCCTTTCGCTATGCTATAATATGTGTATAAGATAAATGATAGGAATGATATGATTAATATTGATAAGAAATTGGTTCTGGTGGATTGTGATGGAGTGTTAGTCGATTGGCTTTACACTTTTAATAACTGGATGAAAGAACATGGTTACTACCCAATTGCGGGTGTTAACGAATATGACTTGGGTGTCGTATATGGGCTGAGTAAAGCCGATATGAAGAAGCACATAAAAGTCTTCAACGAGAGTGCGGCAATCTGCTGTATTCCTCCTCTGCGTGATGCAGTCAAGTATGTGCGTAAAATGCACGAAGAACTAGGCTGTGTCTTTCACTGTATTACAAGTCTAAGTCTGAATCAGTATTCAGGCGTTCTACGTAACCAGAACATCGAAAGTCTTTTTGGTAAGACTGCCTTTGAGAAGGTTGTGTGCTTAGATACTGGTGCTGATAAGGATGAGGCTCTAATGCCTTATCTAGATAGTGGCTGTTTATGGGTAGAAGATAAGCCTGAGAATGCTGAACTTGGCATTAAAATGGGTCTTACATCTATTCTTATGGAGCATAGCTTCACTGAAGACTATGAACATGCAGACATAATCAAGGTAAAAAGTTGGAAAGAAATCTACGAAATGATGCTTTAAGCAGGTGATTCTGATATAAATATCTGTGTGATGGATACACAACGAAGCGATCCTAGTGGTCGCTTTTTTTTATTTTAAACAATTGGAGAATATATAATGCCTATTTACTCGTTCGAGAATAGAAAGACTGGTGAAGTACATGATAAACTAATGAAAATGGATGACCGTGAGTCGTATCTATCCGACAATCCAGACCTCAAACAGATCATTACCAAAGCACCCGCTCTGGGTGATCCTGCACGTCTGGGAATAACTAAAACTCCCGATAGTTTTAATTCGCTATTGAAGAATATTCATAAGAATAGTCCTGGGAGTAAAATACAAACCCGATAAAATATAAGGATGCAACATGCCTGCTCACCAACAGCAACATCGAATGACCAAACGCCAAAAGAGAGTACTTAAGCAACAAGGAGTAATAGGGACAGACAACCAATTATCGACAGGATTTCAGATCAGTAAAGATATCGCTCCCATGACTAAAAATCAGTCAATAGCGTTTGACGCTTGGGAAGAGGGAGCTAATCTAATGCTTCATGGTATTGCAGGAACGGGTAAAACCTTCTTGGGATTATACTTCTCTCTAAAAGCAGTCATGGCAAAAAACACATCATATCGAAAAGTGTATATTGTACGATCAGTTGTTCCGACTAGGGACATGGGATTTCTTCCTGGCTCTCAAAAAGACAAGATGAAAGTGTATGAAGCACCTTATTATGACATTGCATCAAAGTTATTTCAGCGTGGTGATGCCTACGAAATTCTAAAGCAAAAGAACAACGTAGAATTCATTTCAACATCCTTTCTACGAGGATCAACATTTGATGACTGCATCATTTTAGTTGACGAAGTTCAAAACATGAGCGATCAGGAATTGCACACAGTTATGACCCGAGTCGGCGAGAACTGTAAGATCATATTCTGCGGAGACGTTAAGCAGGATGACTTAACAAGCGAACGAAAGAAGGAGATGTCAGGTCTGCGTACATTCATGAAGATCATTGAGCGTATGGATGAGTTTGATTTCATTGAGTTCGAAGTGTCGGATATCGTTCGAAGCGAGTTAGTCAAAGCATATATCATAGAACGAGATAATCAAGGACTATAAATAGTAATATGGAAAATCAAAAAGACAAACAGAAACGCATGACCGAGCTGAACTCAGACGGTAATGAAACTAGGGGGCGAGAGGGTGAAGACCTTCTCGTTGAGATTCGACCTGAGTCTCTCGGTCAAATGGGCTGGGACTTTGGCGAAGGTAACGAAATCGATGATAAAATCGATAGAAAAATTTTAAGAGGTTAATATGTCAGTAGCAGATGACGCAACAAGATTACGAGTATTCCAACTTGCAGACGGCACTAGAGTCGGCAAGCAAATGGATATAGATGAAGTAAATGCATTCCTAGCGGCTAACGCCGGCTCTAGCCTGATACGATAATGCCTTTTGCCGCTAGAATAACAGATGCAATCTTAACAGGGCATGTAGCTCCTTGTACGGTATCATCTACAATTCTATCAACACTACAGGCTAAAGTGTATGTGGAATCGAAACTGGCTGCCGTGACTGGCAGTCTCATAACAGCGCACACTCAGCCCAATCCAGGTGCTCCGCCACCTTGTATTCCTCATGCTGATGCAGTAACTGGATCTGGATCTGCTAAAGTCTTTATAGGTGGAATTTCTGCTAATAGGCTTGGTGATGTAGCTGATCTGGGCACGATAACAGGAAGTGCCACGAAAGTTAAAATAGGTTAAAATAAAGGTTGACAACCACCTAAAAGTGTAGTATACTATATGTTCAATTGAGAGGAATATTATGTTTACACACTATCAACACGGTCACGTTATCCAAGAGATGTCAGCAGACACCTCAGACAAAGGCCGATTCTATACCACCCCTAGCGGTGCAATTCTACCTTCAGTAACTACAGTTCTGAGTGTTCAAGATAAGTCTGGATTAGACGCTTGGCGCAAACGTGTAGGTGACGCTGAAGCAAATCGAGTCATGAACCAAGCTTCCACACGTGGTACTGCTGTTCACCAACTCGCAGAAGATTACGTCAATAATGACGCTGATTGGAAGAAGGGTGCAATGCCCTCAAATCTATTCACATTCAATACAATCAAGACTGTACTAGACAAGCATCTAGATAACGTCTGGTGTCAGGAAGTTCCGCTATTCAGTGAGAAGCTTTCGGTAGCTGGTCGGGTTGACTGTATTGCAGAGTGGGACGGTGTTCTATCGATCATCGACTACAAAACATCTAGGCGTCCAAAGAAGCTTGAGTACGTTGAAAGTTACTTCATCCAAGAGTCGGTGTATGCCGCTTGCTGGTTTGAGATGACTGGTGTTCCAATCAAACAGATCGTCACAGTTATTGCTGTCGATGATAATGATCCTCAGGTATTCATTGAGAAGCCTATGAATCATCTCCACAAGTTCGTAGCTCTACGAGAAAAATATAGGAAATTGAAAGGAATTTGAAAATAAAGGTTGACATTGCTGTCTAACCTGCTATAATACATGTATAAACTAAAGAAATGAGATATATTATGAATATGAATGTGAACGAAATACCTAGCAAACTTGTTGATCTATTCAACTTCAACCTAGATAACGATGTTGCTGACATCCATGAAGAGTACTCTATGTACGTTATGGATAACGCTGATCCATCTGAGGTTACCATCTGTAACGGAGATACTCTGCTACAAGCCACTGAGAGTGAATACCTTCTTGAGGAATTCATGTACCACTGGATTGCAAAAATAGCTTAAATAAAGGTTGACATTGCTGTTCAACCTGCTATAATACTTGTATTGAATCGATAAAGAGGGATGATTATGAAGATTAAAGGTGCGACTACTGTTTTGAATAAAGAGTGCGAGTTTCTAGGGTTAACCTGGGATCAACTGATGATCTTCATTGTGAAGAATCCATACGCAATGCCTATAAAGGTAATTGAGGCGTACAAAGTCTATAACGATCTAAAGTGAGAGTGACCATGAATAAATTTATGAATGCTATCTATAACGCTGTTGGCTCACAAGTCAGTGGGTTCTACAAAAATGAGCCTTTCGTAGGCACCATCACAACTACCCGTCCCATGTACGGCATGGACATCCAAGTCGGTGTCACTGTTCCTGGTGACCTGTACCTCATCGAAGGTACAACTCTCTACGAGGGTGGCAATGGCGTTTTCACTAATCTTGTAGTCAACTTCAACTAGGAATCCGATTATGGCATATGCCCCTCAAGAGACCTACTTCGAAAATAAAGCTACCATTCTCGGTGGCTGGAGACTCAAGGAAAATGATAATTTCTTCGAGTTCTCTGTCAATGACGACCCATTCAACTTCTGCGAGGACTTTCCTCATAAGGTCTGGGTTAGCAATAATCCAATCAATGATTCGGGCTACCGATATGCCATAGTCAAGAAGACTGTAGCATACATCTGCGTGGATGAGGACGAGTTCGGTCTACCAGTCCTTGAGAAGTGGGACATAAAAAATCATAGATTATATCCTAATTACCTCAAATAACGGTTGACATAGTGGTCCAACCTGCTATAATACTTGTATTGAATCGATAAAGAGAGAGATGATTATGACAGAGAATATTGAAGTGCAACACATCGACAACATCCACTTGTTCTGTGGAGTCATTCCAGCTGGTTTCGACCTCATCGAATATGAGCGTGGTACTGACCCAGTTGAAGATGGTCTAGTGCTGTACGGTTTCGATGAGGTTGCAATGTTTGATTTTGCTAACCCTAAGCATGCCTTTGTTAAAATTAGTTAAAATAAAGGTTGACATCCTCATCCAGTCTGATATAATACTTGTATAGAATGAAATAACAGAGAGAACTAGATTATGGCTTATGTATCACAAGACGATAAAAAGAAGTTAGCACCAGCAATCAAAGCTGTACTGAAAAAGTACAAAGTGAAAGCTTCTATCGCAGTCCGCAATCATTCCACTTTAGTAGTTAACCTCAAGAAGGGTGAAGTAGACTTCGGTGATGCACATTACCAAGTAAACACTTACTGGATTGATGAGCATTTCGCAGAGAAGCCTGTCGCTAAAAGCTTCTTGAATGAACTTCACGATGCAATGAA